GGTCTGGATCGTTACTATGGTCTAGTTGATATTGCTGTTAAGCATGGTATCTTTAATAAGGTTTCTACTCGTATTGAGTTGCCTGATGGCACAAAGACATTTGAGAAGTCTATTTACAAAGATCCAGAAAAGCACTTTACTAAAGACATCTTAGATCTAATCGATAAAGCAGCCAAGAAAGAGTTTGCATATGGAGAAGAAGACGCCGATCCAGTTGTGGAGGAAGAATATGAATCGAGTGACACCGCATTATCAGATAACGGAGAATAAACGAGACTTCCCAGAGTGGGGAGTTAAGATTCTCTCCGGTGACTTTGTTGATATTGAGTTTGTTGTAGATAGTATTGGTATCCCTGAACAGATCGAGGATGACAATACACCCGTAGCTGTAAAGATTGAATACACAATACTTCAAGGTGAATGCCCTGAAGGTGAACACACCCGTCTAACACAGACGGTTGGTTGGATTATTGAGGACATTGTTGAGTGATTGAAAAGAAGATTTTGAGTAACCTCGTATACAATGAAACGTATGCTAGGGTCGTTATTCCGTTCCTGCAGCCTGAATACTTTCAGTCTCAAAATGACCGTCAAGTATTTGAAAGCATTACAAAGCATTATGTAAAATACAATACAGTACCAACTAAAGAGTCGTTACTGATTGATGTTGATACTATTGGATTGAATGAACAGCTGTATACTGATGTAGCTGATACTATCAAAGTATTAGATGAAAAGGCTTATGATGACTCACAATGGCTGATTGATCAGACTGAAAACTTCTGTCAAGAGAAAGCTGTGTATAATGCGATTATGAAATCGATCGAGATTATGGATGGCGATACAAAAGAAACAAAGACAGCTATACCAGATTTACTAAGCAGAGCTCTTGGTGTTTCATTTGATCAACATATTGGTCATGACTTTATTGATAATGCTGCTGAGCGTTATGAATCATATCATAAGATTGATAAGAAAGTAGACTTCGATCTGAAGTATCTAAATGCTGTTACTAATGGTGGGTTTAGTGAGAAGTCGTTGAATGTTATCCTGGCTGGTACTGGCGCTGGTAAGTCCTTAGCTATGTGTCACTTTGCTGCTCACAATTTGAAGATGCATAAGAATGTATTGTACATTACATTGGAGATGTCTGAAGAAGCAATTGCCAAACGTATTGATGCAAACCTACTTGATAAGGCTTATGATACAATCGATAAGCTACCAGAAGACACTTATAGGAAGCTGATTGATGGTCTGCAGACTAAGACTAAAGGCAAGCTAATCATTAAAGAGTATCCAACAGCAGCTGCCCATTCGCTACACTTCAAGACTCTATTGAAAGAGCTGGAGATGAAGAAGAAGTTTAAGCCAGATATTATCTACATTGACTATATCAACATCTGTGCGTCTTCACGTTTGAAGGGTAACACTATTGCGAACTCATATACCTTTGTTAAAGCAATTGCTGAAGAACTTCGTGGGCTAGCAGTTGAGACTGGTGTCCCTATTGTTACAGCTACACAGACCAATCGTGACGGATTCAACAACTCTGATGTAGACCTAACAAATACTTCTGAGTCTTTTGGCTTACCAGCTACAGCAGACTTTATGATTGCTTTGATGCGATCAGAAGAACTTGATCAGCTTGGTCAAGTACAATTTAAGCAGCTAAAGAACCGTTATGCTGATCCTTCTATGAACCGTAGGTTTGTGGTTGGGGTAGATCTAACTAAGTTTAGATTGTTTGATGTCGAACAAGACGCGCAGGACTTGTATGATAGTAACAACACACCTGTGATGGACGAAATGACATTCAGAGACACCAAACCCAACTTCGGAGGCATGAAGATATGAGCAATTACTCAATTAAGATGGTTAAGAAAGAGTACAGAATTATAGAGAAAAGTACTAAGCATGTAGTATTTACTACCACCAGTAAACGTAATGCTCATAAGAAATTAGCATTTTACAACATGGGTGGTGGGTTTGATGGCTGGACACCATCGTTTTTTCTGACAAAAATGCCAGAATTATATTTCTCGGAAGTAGAATAATCTTATAAATACTATTACTGGTAGTGTGTTCTCGATCTGTATCCCTACCTGTATGTTGTTCGTTGGTTAGCAGATGCCAGTGGCAAGAGCGCTAGTAAGGTCCATGCGGGGATCCCTAATGCTGATTGGAAGTGACGGGAGTTTATCTTTGGGGTTAAGCCTGTCCGAGCAATAAAAAAAGAAAGAGGGTAGTCTGCAGGACTGCCCTCTTTTAATTTGTAGATAATGGTTAAAGTTGAAAGGGTTAATGAATCTCATAATTTTATTTATAATCTGGTTTTCTCGAAACCCGCTATTTAAACAAAAAAATATATATTTTTCCAAGATAGGGAAATGATAAATAGAATTATAAATAAAACCCTTAATGCGCAAACAAGGTAATTGAAATGACTGAAGAAGTTAAAAACGAAGTAGAAGAAGTTGTTGAAACAACTGAAGCTCCACAAAAGACATATGTTGAAGTAATTGCAGAGAAGATGGCTCGTGAAGCTCGCTACTCTTCATTCTTTCAACTTGACGAAAACCCATCAGACAAACCAGACGTAGACAACGCTGACAAAGTCAATGCAGAGAAGAAAAATACTGCTGGCGAGAAAGCTGTCCCGACTGGTCCAACTGAAGAAAAGGGTGGAGCCGGTGGTGACACTAGCCGTCCTAAAGACAAAGCCAATGGCGACAAAGCTCCATTGAAAACAATGAAGAACGGTGCTGTAATTGGTGAGAACCCAGACAATGCCAAAGCCTATGCAGACATGAATGTTAAGTTGGGTGAAGAAACCGAGCTTGATGAAATGTCTTCTAAAGAAAAAATGAAGCGTGGTTTGTATAACAAGAAAGCTAAGAATGAAGCAGCTGATCTTGATGCAGACAATTCAGAGAAAGCTCTGAAGCACGATTGTGCATCACACGTTGTTCATAAAGAGCACGGTGAAGGCAAATGCGTACCAGGTATGCACACTCTCGAAGAGAACGAAGATGGAACCGGTTATGTAACTCACTACGACGTAATGTTTGATGGTGAAGAAGGTCCATACATCGTTGAAGATTGCCCAGTAGAAGAGCTGGAAATTGTTCAAGAGATGCACCACGGTCACATGAAGAAAAAATCTAAGAAGTAATCACTTCTCCTATAATAGTGGTAGAAAGCCTCCTGATAAATAAGTCAGGAGGCTTTTTCTATGGGTAACTTTACGAATCTAATTTCACAAACACTTGGCGTGGGTGTTGATGATATACCTGCGGTTGCAGATCGTTATACTGTAAGTGGTGGCTTGATGCGAATTAGTACCCCTGATCTTGATACATTCAATCGACTGTTCAAAGTAGCACCAAACAAGGGTGTAGGTAATGGTGAGGTAGCTTTGTACTGGTTGTACAATTGGCAGTCCAAGCCTAGCAATCCTTTGCGACCAGGTAAGGCATATGAGAACCGAGGCGAGAATCAACCTGACCTTGTGATCAACAATCGTAAGGTAGAAGTTAAAGCTACTAAAAGCCATAGTACTATTGACTTAGGTAGGTTTGGAGATTACAAAGACTTTCTCAATATGGTCTCACTAGTTATGTCAGTTTATAACTTTATTGAAGGCGATCAGAACAAACGTATCAGTATCAACCAGTTGGATTATAATGCACTAGTTGAAGCTGCAGAAGCATTTTGTGAGTTCCGTCAACTATTGATGGGCTCAAAACGTCTACAAGAGTATAAGTTATTTCAAAAAGCATTAAAGTCAATGCAAGAGTTTGACCAGACAGCCTCACGAGCTGGTATCAGTGAGATATGCTATCAAGGTCAAAATAAAAGAGCTGGTGGTGAAAAGATTGCTGGAGAGATATCCAAATACATCCTCAAAGAAATGTTAGGTAATAAGCCTGGGAACAAAGGATATCTTTGTAATTTATACAAAGTAGGTTCTGGTTCAAATATCAGATATGATAACCAACAGGGTATCATGTTTCACTATATTGATCTGGATAAAATGAAGACAGATCCACAAACACTGTCTGGATCCGGCCGCGGTAATCCTAAGGGATTCAACTTTGCTGGCGGTAGATTGACGCTAAACTTTACTAAATTATTCTCATAATAACTGTTGACCTTTTCTCATTTATGTCCTATTATAAGATATAGTGAGAAGGAAATGGTTATGATGTATGTATGGCACGAATGGCGAGAAAAGAGAGCACGCCAAAAAGGCTGGGAAGATGACCGCAAGGCATCTAACGAGCGTATCTGGAAGAACCTGAATGCAGAACTGAAGGCTGCAAGGAAAGCCAAGGATTGGGAGAAATCCAACTATCTAAAGGTTCAAGTTGCTAACTACAGATATCAAAAACGTGGTGCATATTTTGACAGCATTGTAAAGTTTAAGGCGCGTGACCACGGCTTTAAGCAATGGGATTATTAGTGTTGACTTTTTATTCAAAATAGGTGATGATAAGAAGTAAGTGAGAGAGAGGTTTGTTATGAGTAAGAATACACATATGGAGCATATTGAGGATCTGATCATCAACGAAGGTTATGTTGGTGGTGTGAAGGCTATTCGTCATCTGTTGGATCTTCGTGATGGTGTTGAGAATGTAACTGTGAAGTGGGACGGTGCTCCTGCTATCTTCTTTGGTATTGACCCTGAGGATTGTCAGTTCTTTGTAGCTACTAAGGGTGTCTTCAACAAGACTCCTAAGCTATACAAGTCTGTATCTGATATCACTGGTGACGCTAAGGTCAGCTCTGATCTGGCTGCTAAGTTGTCTCAAGCATACATTTGGTTGAAGAAGTTGAATATCTCTGAGGGTGTCTATCAGGGTGACCTGATGTGGACTGCTGATGATGTAGCTGAGGACGGCACCGTTCATCCTAACACTATCGTATACAAGATTGAAGAAGCTAAGGACCATAAGTTTGGTATCGTCGTTCATACGAAGTATCAAGGCTCGCGTCTGGATCTTATGCAAGCTAAGTTCATCAAGAAGATTCCTGACTGGATGTCTAATGTTCCTGGTCTTTGGATCCGTGGTGCTGGTTACGATGGTAATCCTAGCTTTGTTCTGAACGGTCGTATCTCACAGCTATGGGAACTTCTGGACAAGATCAATCCTGCTTATCTTGATGGCTTAGCTGACTCTGAGCTGGCTCAAGAGCGTTTGAAGTGCTTCATCAATACATTTGTTCGTACTGGTGAACGTAAGATTCAGTGGAACCAATTCCGTGTTTGGAACAATGCTTACTATGCTGGCGAGGAAGCTAAGCGTAAGACTGAG